CATTACTGCCGCTTCTATTGCCCGCATGGCTCGTGTGCCATATGAGGCAGTTGCCAAGCGAGTTTACGATCTTCGTGAGCATTACACCATCTATACCAATTGGCGTAAGGTCAATGGCAAGCGCACCGCTTTCTATCGCCTTGCTAACTAATTCTTAAAAAGAATACTATATATAAGCGTGGTGCCTTTTTGGGCTCCACGCTTTTCGTGTATGGAGAACATTATGGAAATTAAAATTACAACAGATGAATTGAGAAAGAGAAAGTTGTTTATCGCCACCCCCTGCTACGGTGGTGTTTGCACAGGACTTTATGCCAAAGCATGTTTAGACCTTCAAGGGCTGTGCATTCAGTATGGCGTGGAGTGTCGCTTCTCATTCATCTTCAATGAATCTCTAATCACCCGTGCCAGAAACTATCTCGTTGATGAATTTCTTCGTTCTGGTTGCACTCATATGTTGTTTATCGACGCCGACATTCAGTTCAATCCACAAGATGTTATCGCCCTTCTAGCAATGGATCGTGATATCATTGGTGGTCCATATCCTAAGAAGACAATCAATTGGGCTAACATTGTCAATGCAGTTAAGAACCATGCTGACAAGGAAGGCTTCAATCCTAATGAGCTAGATCAGGTCACCGGTGACTTCGTTTTCAATCCAGTTCCTGGTACTAAGTCATTCAGAGTTACCGAGCCAGTTGAAGTTATGGAGATTGGTACCGGCTTCATGATGGTAAAGCGTGAAGTGTTTGATACTTATGCTGAAAAGTATCCAGAGTTGAACTATAAGCCAGATCATATCGGTCAGGCCAACTTTGATGGTACTCGCTACATTCACGCCTACTTTGATACAGTCATCGACCCACAATCACACCGCTATCTATCGGAGGACTATATGTTCTGTCAGAATGCTCGTGCTATTGGCATCAAGGTTTGGCTATGCCCATGGATGAAGACTACACATGTTGGAACATATGCGTTCCAGGGTGATCTACCAGCCGTCGCCGCTCTTACAGGTGCTTTGCGATGATTATCGGCCTTGTCGGGTTTATCGGATCCGGCAAGGGCACCGTAGCCGATCTTCTCGTTAAAGATCACGGCTATAGAAAGTTTGCCTTTGCTGATGCTCTAAAGGATGCCGTTGCCACAATCTTTATGTGGCCACGGGGCCTTCTAGAAGGTGATAGTAATGCCTCACGGACCTTTCGTGAGACTGTTGATCCATGGTGGTCACATAAGCTAGGATACGAGGTAACTCCTCGTCTCATTCTACAAAAGTTTGGTACCGAAGCTTGTCGCCATGGCATTGCTGATAACATATGGATTGCTGCCTTAGAGAAGCGTATCCATGGTTATGAAGATGTTGTTATCTCCGATTGCCGCTTCCCGAATGAAATCGATTTTATCCGGAGTGTCGGCGGCAAGATAATTCATGTTTCTAGAGGTAAATATCCTAGCACCGAAGAACTTGCAAAGATGCACATATCGGAGACCGCATGGACTGATATCTTTCCTGATTATACCGTCTTCAACAACGGCACTCTGGCTGAACTGAATAAGGAAGTCAGTTTGCTCTTGACAGGAATCGAAAAACCTCGTACCATATTTCATCATCCCGTATAAAGGAGTTTATAATGAAGCTAAGTGAAAATACCTTGAATGTTCTAAAGAACTTTGCCTCTATCAATAGCGGCGTTGTTCTAAATGAAGGCAAGGTTCAGAAAACTATCTCCCCCGAAAAGTCTATTCTTGTAGAGGCTACTCTTGAGGATGAAATCCCAAATCAGTTTGGCATCTATGATCTTAATCAGTTCCTTGCCAATCTAACTCTTATCAAGAATACCGAGATTACATTCGACAAGGATTCTGTTACGATCTTTGATGGTGAAATGTCGTTTAACTATCTCGGTTGTTCTACAAACCTAATCATCACCCCACCAGATAAGGAACTTGCTTTAAAGTCGGTTGATGTTAAGTTCACCCTACTCAATTCATCTTTTCAGAATTGGATCAAGAGAGCAGTTCTTAACTCTATTCCTAATCTATCTGTCATTGGTAAGAACGGTGAACTTCTTATCAAGATTCATGAAAAGGCAAACGATACTTCCAATCAGGGTTCAGTCAAGATTGGTGACTATGCTGGCAAGGACTTCGTTGCAACCTTCAAGATCGACAATCTAAAGTTGCTTCCTGATGATTACACCGTTGAGGTTCAGGCTGGTGCGTTTGCTAAGTTTACGAATGCCAACAATACTCTTACATACTTCATTGCTCTGGAGACAAAGTAATGATGGGTGATCGTCAGTTTGCAAGTCGAGCCGTTTCTGAATGGCTTGATCCACTTGGTGTAATTATTCTCGGCACAGTCGGTATTTCTGTGCTTACTGTCATTGCAATGTTATATGTTGCTCACCAGAACGATCTGGAGCGCAATGCATTTCAAAAAGTTTGTGTAGATTCTGGTGGATATCCGGTTGTTACCTATTCATACATCAAAGGTAGTAAAGATGGCCGCCTTTGTATCAATCCATCCGCAATTATTGAGGTAAACTAATGTTTGATGATCGTTATATGGTAAGCCTTCTATTGAAGGTTATTGAACTACTCGAAACGAAACAGACCGCAAAGCAGAAGCATTGTGGTATTGGATACGGAGGCCTCTAATGAGTATGATTGGTCATAACCAGCAGCAACGCTCGGTTCAGGGTCTTACCGATGAAGATCGTAAGACACTTAAAAAGGCTGTTATTGAAATGAATGACTCAATGACTCGTGTGGGGGCGGAGCGTGAGTTGCAGAAAGAAACCGTTAATGAAGTCTGCGACAAGCTAGGCATCGATAAGAAGCTATTTCGCCGTATGTCTCGTGCATACTTTAAGGCAAACTTCAAGGATGAGGTTCAGGAGAACACCGACTTTGAGGAGTTCTATACCGCAGTTATTGAGAAGACTGCACCATGATTGAACTGGCATTTGAACTTGTGGGGGCGGCCAATCTTGTGGCTGCCCTTATCTACTTTGCTATCGATGAGAATGATATCATGCACTGGTTGTTTTATCTTCTCGTTTCTGCTATAATGTATATCAATGCAATCCGCTATGATAAGGGGAATGAATGAGTGAATATCTATATGTTGAGAAGTATCGTCCTCACAAGATTGAGGACTGTATTCTTCCTGATCGCCTAAAGAAGGTCTTTCAGGAGTATGTGACAAAGGGAGAAATCCCAAATCTAATGCTCACTGGGTCTGCCGGTTGCGGTAAGACTACAGTGGCAAAGGCGATGTGTGAGGAGATTGGCCTTAATCATCTTTTCATTAACTCGTCCGATGAAAGAGGTATTGACACCCTTAGAACAAAGATCAAGGGTTATGCCTCTACTGTATCTCTTACAGGTGGTCGTAAGGTTATCATCCTTGACGAAGCAGACTATCTAACTCCAGAGGCGCAGGCAGGCCTGCGTGGTGCCATCGAGGAGTTTAGTGAAAACTGTTCGTTTATCTTCACCTGTAACTTTAAGGCTCGTCTGATTGATGCCCTTCATTCTCGCTGTTCTGTCATTGACTTCTCCCTTAAGGGTGATGAAAAGTCAAAGATGGCAATGCAGATGTTTAAGCGACTAACAAACATTCTTTCGCAAGAGGGTATTGAATATGACAAGCAAGTATTGGCAAAGATTGTTGAGCGATATTTTCCAGACTATCGTAGGACTCTTAACGAACTCCAGAGGTATTCTACTTCTGGAAACATTGATGCTGGTGTTCTTAGTCAGGTTAATGATGTTCGCAAACTAGACGAACTTATCAAGACACTAAAGAGTAAAGACTTTGGTGCTATGCGTAAGTGGGTCGTTCTCAATTCAGATGTTGATCCAGCCCGTGTGTTTCGTAACATCTATGACGGTTTGTCAGAATATCTAAAGCCCGAGAGTGTACCAGCGGCTGTTATTACACTTGCTAAGTATCAGTATCAGGCAGCGTTCGTTGCCGATCAAGAAATCAATCTAGTTGCATGTCTAACAGAACTGATGGTTGAGTGTGAGGTAAAGTAATGTATGCTAGAGCATCAAGGTTTCAAACAGGACAATTCAAGGCAACTCAAAGAACAGTAATTGAACATGGATTCGTCCAGAGTTTCGTTGAGGAAACGTTCAACGAAAAATTGAAAGGTGAGATAACTCGGGAAGAGTATGCTTCTATCATAGACAAACGATTTGATGAAATCATAAAGGAGTATCCATATAACGAGTCAACAGACGTTATGCCATTTGGTATGTATAAAGGTGATCGTATTATAGATATCTTCAATGAAAATCCTGAGTATCTATTATACATTCTTTGGGTTAAAAAAACTGATAAGAATTTTATCAGACTCATATCCGAGAATTGTAATTTACCTTATCTTGTTAGAAAGTTGGTTGCTATACAATGACAGACCTATTCAGAGATATCATTCCAAGCATCCTTCAAACTAAGAAGGATGTCTTGGAAACCGAAAAAGATTATAATGCTTTCGTAGTGAACCGGGCCCTCTCGTTTCACTATGATTGCGTTTTGCAAGCAAATGAAATGAACCGTTATCCCTCGTTGCCAGGATCCCTGCAATATCAGTATTTACTAAATACCATCCGTGGATACAAACGTCCATTTAGACCATGGCAGAAGCGTGAGACCATTGAGAATCTGGAAGCTGTGAAAGAGTATTACAACTACTCTTACGAAAAGGCGAAAGAAGTGATGGTTTTACTAAATGCCAACCAGATAGAAGAAATAAAAAAACAGATTCATAAGGGTGGCACAGATGACAGTAAACCTAGACGAGTTCGTGGAAGTTAAACTTCCCGACCCTCAAGCCTTTTTAAAGGTAAAGGAGACGCTGACCCGCATTGGTGTGGCGTCTAAGAAAGATAAGACTCTTTATCAGTCTTGTCATATTCTACATAAGCAAGGGCATTACTACCTTGTTCATTTCAAAGAAATGTTTATTCTAGATAACAAGCCAACAGACTTCTCTGAGGAAGATAGAGGTCGTCGTAACACGATTGCCAATCTTCTAGCAGAATGGGGATTGGTTTCATTAGTCGATCCTAAGAAGTCACAAGAGCCTTTGACTCCTATTAACCGTATCAAGATCATATCATACGGCGAGAAGTCAGAATGGAATCTAGTTGCTAAGTATTCTCTAGGCAAGAAGAAATACACCGAAGAATAAGAAAGTGAGTATATTATGGAAACATTGAAAGTTTGGAAAACACATCCTTCAGTTAGACTCCCAGTTCATCAGACCGAACAGTCTGCTTGTTTTGACCTGGCATTCCAGCCGGCTGGCAAATCTGTTTGTCAGGGTTACACACAATTCAATAAGCCAATCAATCGTGAAATGAGAGAATCGATTACCATTAGTCCTGGTGACAGGGTGATGGTACCTACTGGTCTTGTATTCGACATTCCAGAGGGTTATTCGGTTCGTGTTCATGCTCGTTCTGGTTTATCACTTAAGCAGGGTCTAGCACTTGTCAATGCCGAGGGTGTTATAGATGCTGACTATGTTCAAGAGGTGTATGTCCTCATTCATAATGTGTCTGGTAACCCTGTAACGATCAATAACGGTGATCGTGTTGCACAGGCCGAACTAGTCAAGAATGTAGAATATAAGATTGAAGAAATCAATTTCATGCCTCTTGTTAAGACAAGTCGCACAGGTGGCTTTGGTTCTACCGGAGTGTCCGCCGAGATTAAAGTTATCAATATAAATACAGAAGAAGCAAAAGTTGAGCCTGTTCCTGTTAAACGGGGCAGAGGAAGACCTAGGAAGGATTCATGAGCGGATTTCCAGTTCATTTCATCGGTGCATTAAGAATGTGTGGTGCTTTAACCACACCAGGTCCTGGCAACCCAATGAATGTGTTTGTTGAGGGTAAGCCTGTTGCGGTAGCTGGTGATTTAAATACACACAATAATCTAGGTGCTTTGCTATCTCTATCACCGGGTAATGTCTTGGTCGGAGGTGTCCCTCTTGTCGTTTCTTTGTTAGATCAAGGATCACCAGATGTTCAAGGCATTATACCTCATGTAACTGGTCTGCCAACACCTGCCGAAGGTTCGGGTGTTGTAAAGGCGTATGGGATGCTTAGTAGCACCCTTGGCATGATGGG